AGGACCAGCATCGAATTGTATTGAGGAAGCGGCTGCAGCGTAAGCACGAACTACACCAGACTTGACCACAATGTATGCAGTTCCTGAACCACTCACTGTCTGAGTATCTAATACATTTAAGACTGACATTGTGATTCGAATCCTTTTACTAGACTATTTATCCTTTTGCGACTTAAGGAATTTTGCTAATTCAGCGGTAGAACCAACAAACATTGTATTGTTTGTAACGTTCTTTTGAGGGTTCGCTGGACCTTCTTCCACTTCTTGAAGTTTCTTTTGCAGATCCATTAACTTATCAGTAGTGTCTGCAATGTTCTTAATCATATTACCAGCAACTTCATATGCTCTAGGACTATCTGATTCCTGAGCAAGTTCTAATATTCCATCAACTGCTTCCTGTCCCTTCTCTATCAGTGAATACAAATTGCCACGAGTATACTCATAGTCCTTAACTATCTGATCACCCAGAGCAGGTTTAACTATTTCAGTTTTCTCTTTAGGTACTATAGATGTTTCAACATCTAGGGCATCTTCAATACCACTATACGTCTTCATCTTGTCCTGTGACGGGATTCCTGGCTTTTGCATCAGTAAACTCACTGTAAATTTCATTAAATCCGAAGTTATCATCAGCGTCAGCACTGAATGGATCAGGTTGAACTTGATAACGAACCTCGCGAGGTGCAGTTGTATCGACCTTAAGATGTGTATCAACAATAGCAGTCTTGATAATCTTATCGGTTGTATCCTGAACAGGACCGTATAGATAAGTCTTCGCTGAGAACTGCAATGTATAAATTAAAGTTCTACGTGTTGTGAAGTCACCCTCATAGTCATCATCATAAGAAACTGAGTTGAGCGTGATAGGAAAATCTTTTTTCTCACCAATAGCTTCCACCAAGTTAATTGTAACAGTAAACATTGGTTGGAAGATCGGAAGTATTTGTTCTAAAATCTGTAGACCATCATCCTGATTCTTAGATAAGATTGCTAATTCGAAGTCAACATTATATGGAACTGGCATAAATGCCTTCTTTGTTTTATCCGAATCTACGTGTCGTATAACTTGAGTAGGTGCAACCTTTCTTGCAGTATCGTAAGAGAATCCTGAGATCTCAAATGATATACGTGGCAAAGTAATCTGAACTTGCTTTTGATCAGAGGTACCTGCTTGTGCTAAACGTGCTAGGAATTTATCCTTTGGACCATAAGCAAGAGGTACTTTCATAACCTCAGTCTTTGCTCCAGAAGTACGTTTCAGCTCAATATTATTGAAGATAGTACCGAATGCGATAACTGTCTTCCTAAAAATTTCGTGGTATGAGTATGTTCCTAACATTAGCTCTTCTGTCCGAATTCACCAAATGGATTACCTTGAGTAAAGTCAAGGATACCATCGGCTAAGGTCTCAAATGATTGATTCTGATCGAATCCACTATTAGTATTATTTAGGGTATTATATGAAGCAGTTGTCCAAGCAGCACCAGATGTCTGTCCAGTAACAGTTTCTGGGATGGTAAAGATACCAGATCTATTAAACAACTGAAGTTGTCTGTCAGTAGAACTCCAAGACTTAACCTCAGCAGTTACATTAGATGTACCACCAGCAACTATCTCACCAACAGTAAAGTCATTTGAACCACCCTCAGCAAAGTTGAGTGTGATAGTAGTAGAAAGATTCCTTTCCACTTTGTCGATAGCATCGACACCTGTATTGAAGTCCTCGTCTGCGTACTCGTAGAGTTCACATTTCAGACCCCAAGTATGTATCTTACCTAACTGGAAGAATGGGGTTTCGTATTCAACGTACTGTATTTGGAATAACTTATTTGCTAGAGGGAAGTAAACCAAGTCTCCTTCATTAGGTCTACCCTCCACTATTAGTGTTGCATTATCATCAACTAGTTCTGTAAATCTTGTTCTTGCTATTACAAATGTAACTTGATCAGATATTCTTACACCAAACTTACTGTATAGATCACCATCTCCCTCAAAGCCTTGTACATTCTCTAGGTATGCTTCAATGATATAAGCATCCTCAAATTTAGACAATGAATCCTCATCGAACGTAGGATCTTGGTCTACGATAACTCTAGGAATGTAATAAACATCCTGACCAAACATTTTAATTTGTTCTTTGACTAGATCCCCAACTAGGTTCTGTTCCCCAGTTGTACCGTGAGTAAAGTAAGTGTTAGTAGCCATTAGCCGATCATATCCATAGGTGGTTCTTCATAAGTAAGTCTCAACTGCTCTTCCAGTTCACGAATCTCCTCAATAGCATCAGAGTAAATCTTCTCACCATTAAGTGTAACTCCACCAGGAAGTTGTACATTCTGAAACTTGGTCATATTCTGTCCCCACTGCTTCTTAATTAAAGAAGTTGCATAGTCTTTTACCCAAAGTACATTGTAAATCTTTGTCCAGTTAGCAGGATCGATAGCACTCACACATTCCATAACAACATATTCACCCTCTCTAACATCAGTCAGAGTATCCATATCTATATAAAGTTTACCACTAGAGGCATTAAATCTAGTTGGTTTCATACCTTCTAACAAGAAGTTAATAGTTTGAAGGTGTGTCTGAATCATATAGTAATGATGAAACTGTGTTGACGTAAAATCAAACAGATCATTCAAACGCAACTGATACCTAATATCAAACATATTTGCAGTACCTTTATCTTGGAAGGTAAAGATACCATTCACAGCCCTGATATGATCAGGCATCTGTAAATAATTTGATTGCTGTTTAAAGACCGTACCTGTACCACCTGCTTGATCAGTGTCACTACCTGTTTCAGATATATCTGCTTGGAACCTTGTTAAGTCCTCAGCAGTAAACTGATGTTTCATATACATCTTTTCAGATCCACCAAAGTGAAACTCTTGGAATTTCTCGATGGTATAATCTAATGCATCATCAACTTGATCATCTGATACATTGATCTCCAACACAGGCTTACCCAATCTACGTAGGGCATACTCCTTTAAAGTTGCTTTTGAATTTGGTTGTGCCATTTAATTATCGTGATAGAGCAGCGAGTGCAGCCTTAAGTTGTGCGACGGTTGTTATAGAAGCGTCATTACCAATAGCATTTAATTCAGTATAAAGATCATCAATATCACTATCATTGGTGGTTGCCTGTGTACCTTGTGCAGCAGTAGCGAATGCTCCAGTAGCAGAAGTAGCAGCAGTACCAAGTCCAAGTGTGGTTCTGGCAGTAGCAGCATCAGCATCATCTACTAGAGTTGCGCCGAATGCACTAACAGCAGAAGATGCAAGTTTTGTTTCTACCTCAGTTTCAAGATCTTGTAATGCACCCTTAACATCCTCATTGTCAGCAATAGTGCTACCAGTGAAGGTGCCAAGGTTATCAGATGCAGCAGCAACACCACTCAATGTGATGAGGTGATCTACATCTAAATCTGCCTTAGAAGACTTGGTTATACTGAATACACCAGTACTTGAGTTGTATGAAAGATCTCCACTGGCAGAAACGTGTCCACGAGTTCTTGCAGCAGTTGTAAACAGATTAGTACTACCCTCTGTGATGTTATCTGTATCAATATCTGACTGTGTTACAGATAGAGTACCAGCACTATGAGTAATACCTGTGCCATACGTAAAGTGACCTCTAGTCCTAGCAGCAGTAGTAAAGAGATTAGTTGAACCTTCAGTTATGTTATCAGTGTTAATATCTGCCTGAGTAACACTAAGGGTTCCTGTGCTGTGAGTAATGCCTGTGCCATAGGTAAATGCAGCACGGACACGAGCATCAGTATAATAAAGGTTTGTACTACCTTCTGAAACGTTATCGGTATCGAATTCACCGAAGTCAAAGGCAAGTGTATAGGTGTTTGCAGCATCGTCGTATGTCTTAGTTAATCCTGTACCAGCAGTAATAAGAGCATTAACTCTGTCATCTACACGCTCGTCTGTATAGTATAGATTGCTTGATCCCTCTGCCAAGTCATCTGTATCATGGTTATTGAGGTTAGCAATCTGAGAAGGTGTTGTATATGAGAATTCACCAGTAGAAGCATTGTAAGATAGATCTCCACCAGCACTTACATGACCTCTAGTACGTGCAGCAGTGGTGAATAGATTTGTTGATCCCTCAGTTACATTGTCGGTATCAATATCAGACTGAGTAACGGAAAGAGTACCATTACTGTGAGTAATACCAGTGCCATATGTAAAGTGTCCTCTAGTTCTTGCAGCAGTTGTGAATAGGTTAGTGCTGCCTTCAGTGATGTTGTCAGTATTGATGTCTGCCTGAGTAGCACTCAAGGTCAACATGTTACCTGCGTCATCATAGGTAGCAGTAATACCTGTACCACCAACGATTAGAGCATTTACTCTATCGTCAACTCTCTCATCTGTAAAGTATAGATTTGTTGATCCTTCTGATAATGCATCTGTATCATGGTTAGCAATACTACCAACCTGTGACTGACCATATGTAATATTACCAGTGATATTCAAGTTACCCTGAACCTCAAAGTCAGTGGTTGACTTGAAGTTATTAACCGTCAGAGTATTGGTTGAAGGATTATAGGTTAAGTTAGTTGAGTCTGTCCTGATTTCAGTGTTACCTGTGTTAGCAGAAACGAAAGTAGGATAGTAAGTTAAGTTTGATGTAGGAGTATTGGTGATGTTGACCAACGTTGAGGTGTCAGCATTACCAGTCAAGTCACCAGTTACATCACCAGTGATCTGTCCTGTGACTCCTAGGGTTCCACCGATAGTAGAGTTAGAAGTTACATCAAGAGTATTTGTTGTGGTTAATCCACCGAATGTTGCAGCACCAG